GCATCCAGATCATACCTATGTCGTCAGTTACTGAGCCAACACCAAAGCAAGCAACAAGCTTGTTGTTATTCAAGCGTACTGTGAACTTCTTGTGTGAGTTAAAGTAAGACTGCTGACATGCAAATTCATTTGTGGCTCCAAGTCCTGAAATCTCAATCACATCCTGGTTGCGTAGGTTCTCCGCCAACTCGGAAATATCCGACTCTTCCATAAGACTTATACTGCAATTCGGGTATTCGGCTACGATCATGTTGCAATCCTCCTACTTCTTGAGGCGACTGTACTTTCAAACTCTGTAGCAAGTAGCTGCACAGGTAAAGCAGATTCGCTAGTGATAGTCACGGTTATGTCGTTCACATTTGCATATACTGGAAACTGGAATGTACCATCCTGCAACACGAGTTGCCCTAGTAGTGTATCTGCTCCGAGAATGTTTGCGTTAAAAATGTGTTCGTAACTGCTGCGGAATTTGGTAGCAACGCTTACTTTGAAGTGTCCAGTGTTGGCGTATTCGATTGAGCCATTGCGTACAATCTGGTGTGAGTAACCTGATACGGATCTACCATTACCATCTGCTGATTGCTTTACGGTTGGACGGGTGAGAGTAACTGAGGATGTGTAGGGTATTCCTACGTATGCGTTTGTCCTGTAGTCACCATTCACTACGATGGTGTTACCAAAACTGCTAACATCTCTCGTGGCTTTCGTTCCTCCTTGCGACCACACCTCTGCAATACTGTAGCCTAATCCCCCGTCTGTAATAGTAAAGTTGCTGACTGCACCACCTGATACGTCAAATGTAATGGTTGCTGCCGTAGTAGGGTTGCCGCCTGTGAGTATTAAGGCATATCCTGTGCCGTTGGTGTACCCTGATCCACCTGCATTTACCGTTACTGCGGTAATGGTTCCACTTGAGTTGTAGGTTACATTTGCGGTAGCACCTGTGCCACCGCCATTGCTGAAATCAAACACAGGGCCAATCGGATACCCTGCATCAATCGTGGTCTTATCTGTGCCAGGGTCATAAGATGGAGAGAGGCCCGACACTGCACGTCTTTTATCTAAATGGATTGCGTAAGATTCTCCAGTGTCTACAAGCCCACTCTCCAAAGACATTTTCTCAAGGTGCGTATTTGTACCGTCTTCCGTTACCAAGTACAGGTCACTTTCAATGAAGAAAGCATTCACAATATCATCTTGGAATGTGAACCTACTCCATGCACTCTGTACCCTCTCATTGCCACGCCAGAAGTATTTATATACGTAGAGGTCGGTTGTGCCGCTACCGTTGCTTGTAGTGGCTACTATGATGTCCTCTGTTGGTGATCCGACCAGTTGCTTGATGTCGGCGGGGATATACTTAGGCACTTGTCCTGTGATCTCCTCACCCCTGAATGTGTCGGTATTTAGATCAATGGCGTACTCATTGACTCCGTTGTAGCTATTACGTGGAAATGGGAAGTAGATAAAGTTACCCTGGGTCAATGGCTCAACTCCAGCAAGTGCAGTGTATTCCGTTGTCGGTGTGACGTTGATTGTCTTGGGTGTCAGTAGTTCATTACCTTTGATAACGAACTGCGTCTCATCACTAAACACAATCAACTTCTCTTGGAATGTGGAAACGTGCTTGAGGTTACTGACCTTCGTATGGGAGATACCCACATCAATCGGTGCTGAGTCGAGTAGCTGCAAGACAGTGGTGCGGAAGAAGTTGTAGTAGTTATCGGCTTCCGAGAAGATGATATTCTGACCACTGAGGAATCCAAGTCTATTCTTCCAGAAAAAGATATTCTCGATAGTCCTTGTTTCAGTTGCCGTGCTTACAAAGCTTGGGTCTGGGTTAGTTTCCGTATCACCTACAAGACGGGTTCCCCAAGTGTTGGTGTCGATGTAGTATTCACTGCCATCAGTTATTGTTGCAGTCACAGATGCACCACTACCCCCAGCACTAAAGCCTATGGTTGGTGCAGAAGTGTATCCACTGCCATAACTGGTTATAGTTACGCTATCAACCACACCACCAGTTTGTGTGTATGTGCCTGTAGCTGCAACTGTAGGACTGCCCCCTGTAAAAGTCAGATCCCCATCAGAGTAACCTGTGCCACCTGCTGCGATTGTTAGGTCTTTGATTTGCCCTGGTGGTTGTGGTAGCAGCTTGTAAGGCATATCTGTTGCCGTAAGTGCCGTAGGTGTGCTTGGTGCAATCGTCTCTACCCACTTGCCATCTCCATAATCATCAGCAGACGGACTGGCACTGCCTTCCACAAACTTCACATAATAATCATCAGCAGCAAGTTCCACATCCCCAGTAACTTTCACGGTCAAATTATGAAATGCTTTCACAGGAAGGTCAGTAATACTGGAAACTTCTTTATATACTACACCTAAACCATTATCTGCAACACCATCATGCACCGTAACCTCAAGCGTGTTTCCAGCTATGTTGGCGGTTGTTGTTGCATCTGTGGTTGCTGCTCCACCGCCATTATCGACAGGCGTAGAAGATGCTGTGAATGCTGTACCTTGAGTGACGGCGGTTAGTATTAAATCTGATCCTGACTCAGTAGCCGTCACAATTCCATTAAGTGCGGAATCTGCATTTATTGCATCTCTCAAATCTATAACGGTTGTGGGGAGGTTTGTATTAAATGCAATAGGGCCACCTGTTAAGGAGTTGCCATCAATGGTTACATCAAATGTATCTGTTCCGCCGCCTCCAGTTAGAGTAATTGTATCAACCTGAGTTTGGCCATGATACTCAATAAGAACAGCACTGCCATTGGTTGCTGCTGAAAAATTATTCACAGGAGGGCCGCCTGTAGCTCCTTCTAAATCAGCAAGGGTTATAGTAAAGTCGTTAAGTATTGAGGATAGAGATCCTGTAATTGCCCCAAATAAACCTTGGGCAATCAATTCGCTACTGGCATCTTCAGCAGTGCCGCTTGCATGACCAGCATCATTTGACGAAGGTGTTAAGCCATTAACTTCTGCTGAGTTTCCATTATTTCCATTGCCAGATTTATAAGTGCAGTGATATTTTGTTCCGCCTACACTAATGTTCACACTGTAATTCTTAAGGTAATCACCCTGCTTGACAAACACCATAGCCTTATTCGCTTGGGTTGTGCTATCAGTACCTAACGCACTAATGCTCTGCGTCTTGTTTAGGATGTACGTGGTATCTGCTACCGTTAAGGCTCGCAGGTTCTCCCTTGGATTCGCCTCGTTGATATAAGCGATATTTGGTGTGCCTGTGCCAGTAGATGCAGCATACGTGTTAATCAGGCTGCCATCTGCGGTGTCGTAAATCTTGGGTGCTGTACTGCTTGGCTCAATCACCAACAGATGCCGATTGCTGGAGTCCCTGTTAATCAGGTGGACAAAACTATTGGGATCTAAGTCACCATCGCCTAACTCCCCTACAAATTCCGTGAATGGTCTTTTGCGTAGTCCATCGACCACGCTACTGAGCATATTCTCCTGTGCCTCATGCTGTCCAGCGAATCTAAGGTTATCAGGCTGCTGTGATACACCTTGTGCCAGATTGGGTGTGCTGGTGTTTACGAGTGGCATTATCTGCGTAGCGTAATGGTGGACAGTTCGTTGTCAAATATAGTGTGATCAGCATTCTTGGCATTACTGCGTCTTGCCATTGCCTTCGCTTCCATTTCATCCCGCAACGTAAAGACTTCAATCTCGCCACTCCCGACGAATCGTGCTGCCATCTTGCGAGCTGCACGTATAGTAATCCATTGCCTGAATTGTTCTGGCAGTTCTGTAAAGTCTAGCAGGAATACGATGTCTACTTCCAAATCCTGCGTAAAGGTACTACGATGGTTCTTCTTGTCGTACAGGCTTGTGCCACGCTGCACGATATCAATGTCGATATACTTATTTACCTCCGTGTCCACCTGGAGCGTGTTGCTCGGTACGGTGATTGTGTTGTCGTTTGCCCTGGTTAGCGTGTATTTCTTCTCGCTATTGAAGTGCCACCCTTTTGATTGTATTTCCCTACTGGTGTTATCGAGCAGTGTTTCTGCCTGTACTGCTTGAATGGGTT